GATAATTAAAGATTCAGTATATGAAGCATTAGAGGAATTAGCAAATGACCCAATACCAAGAGAATATAGAGAAAATACTCTTATCGACAAAAAAGACGTGGACACCACCTCCTAATTTAACAGTTTCAGAATGGGCTGATCAATATAGGACACTATCGCCTGAATCTTCAGCTGAAGCAGGTATGTGGAAAACATCACGGGCGCCATATCAAAAAGGTATTATGGATGCCGTTAATGATCCTAAGATTCATACAATTGTATTTATGAAAAGTGCTCAAGTTGGAGCAACTGAAATATTAAATAATATAGTTGCTTATTATATTGACCAGGACCCTAGCCCTTGTTTAGTTTTACAGCCTACTTTACAAATGGCCCAGGCCTGGAGTAAAGACAGATTAGCTAATATGATTCGTGATTGTGATCGATTACGTTCAAAAGTAAAAGACCCCCGAAGTAAAGACAGCTCAAACACCGTTTTATCAAAACAATTCCCAGGTGGTAATATTAATATTGTTGGTTCTAACTCGGCAGCAGGGCTCGCTTCAAGACCAATCCGTATTTTGCTTTGCGATGAAATTGACAGATACGATCCTAGTGCAGGAGCAGAAGGCGATCCGATTAACTTAGCTGTAAAACGTACAACAACTTTCTGGAACAGAAAAGTATTTATTACTTCAACGCCAACTATTAAAGGCTTATCAAGAATTGAAATTGCATTTGAACAATCAGATCAACGATATTATCATGTACCTTGTCCTAAATGCAATGAATATCAAACGCTTGAATGGGAGCAAATACACTGGGAATCTAAGAAACCTGAAACAGCTGAGTATACTTGTAAGCATTGTGATGTAGTAATTCCGGAAACAAAGAAAATGTGGATGCTGTCAAAAGGTAAATGGGTAGCTACAGAAGAAACAAAGAAAACAGCAGGTTTTCATATATCAGAGTTATATTCCCCTTGGAGATCATGGAAAGATATGGCTGTTGATTTTTATGCTGTAAAGAGTCAACCTGAAATGTTAAAAACCTGGGTCAATACTGCACTAGGTAAAACGTTTGATGATCCAGGAGAAAGTATTGAGCATAGCTCATTAATGAATCAAAGAGAAGAATATGATTATACTAATATTCCAAATAATGTTTTATTAGTTACAGCAGGTGTTGATGTTCAGGGCGATAGACTGGAAGCTCAAGTTATTGGCTGGGGTCAAAACAATGAAGCTTGGGTTTTAGATTATCGTGTATTTTTTGGCGACCCTTCAAGTAATATTGTTTGGAAAGATTTAGATACTTATTTAGGGACAACATTCAAGCGTGAAGATGAAAAAACGTTAAGAATAGCATGTGCTTGTATTGACTCAGGTGGCCATCATACTCAACAGGTTTATGCATTTACTGCAAAACGTGTACACAGAAAAGTATTTGCTATAAAAGGCCAATCACAAAGTAACAAACCAATAGCAGGCCGTCCGTCTTTTATTGGCCGGTCTAGGCATATACTTTATCCTGTTGGTTCTGATACTGCAAAAGAAGCTATATATACAAGATTAAAATCTGAAACAAAAACAATACATTTTCCAGCTACAGTTGATGAAGAGTATTTTAGACAACTTACATCTGAAAAAAGAGTTATTAAATACTTCAAAGGTGCTAAAAAGTTCGAATGGGTTAAAAAAACAACACGTAATGAAGCTCTTGATACTTTTGTTTATGGATTAGCTGCTTTGTATATACTACAGCCGAATTATGATCGCTTAGAGCAGTTGATTAATAAAAACAAATCTACACAAGCAGAGCATAGTAAAAATATAAAACAAAACTCTTTTAAAGCTAACCATAGACCTAATTGGGTTAATGATTGGAAATAATTATATAAAAAAGTATACTTTTATATATAACTTGGTATAATTATTTTATAAACAAACAACATAATTTAAGGAGTTAATTATGAATATACAAAATAATCCATATGCAAAAAACCCTGCTTATACTTGGTATGTGCTTGGAGGACCATCGGCCTCTTATACACATTTTGTTGTTAAAGGCATGAACCCTTTTAAACATAACGCACCTAAACATTTTCGTTTTAATAACAAGCAAGACGCTTACAATTTTATGGTTAAAGAAAATAAAAAAGTTATTGCGGATTTTAATAAAAAATGCTCGGCGACATAAAAAACTTAAACCGGTATTACAAAATATACCGGTTTATTGCTAATGCTTCAGATAATGAAAAATTACATTATCTTGAATTTCGAGCTAAGTTTATTCAAGAAGAATTAAACGAATTAATTACAGCAATTGAAAATGATGAAGCTGATGAAGTAGTAGATGCTTTTATAGATATTATTGTTATTGCATTAGGAACACTAGATGCATTTGATGTAAATATTAAAAAAGCGTGGAAGCGAGTACATCATGCAAATATGCAGAAAAAAATAGGGGTTAAAGATACCAGGCCTAATCCATTAGGATTACCTGATCTTGTAAAACCTAAAGGCTGGCAAGCCCCACAACATTTTGATAATGTTGGTAAATTAGATTTTTTAAATAAGGAGTAACTATGCATTCAGTATTAAGCGAAGCCGCAGCTTTACAAAAACAAAAAGAAGAAGACTATAACTCTGTTGACTCAGAAGCTAAACAAGAATACTTTCCTTATGGTCATTATTCATATTTGCAAATGATTCAAACAAAAGTAAAACGTTTAGAGTCAGTAGCTTTTGATGACAAAAAACCTAATTTTGAATCTAGTTATGATTCAGTTTTAGATTTAATTAACTATGCAAGTTTTTACGGCGCTTATTTAAAAAAACAAAATGGAAAATGAAAAAAAATATTTTGCTTTAGTTAATAAAGTATTAACCGAAGGTGTTAAAAGAAATCAAGAAAGAACAGGTGTAGGCACTTTAGGTATATTTGGCGCAAATCTTGAATTAAATTTAAAAGCTGGGTTTCCATTATTAACACATCGTAGAATATTTTATAAAGGTGTAATTGGTGAGCTTATTGCTTTTTTACGTGGTCATACAAATGTAAATGACTTTAAAACACTGGGCTGTAATTACTGGGATGCTTGGGCTGAAGAAGATGGCAATTTAGGTCCTATATACGGGTCTCAATGGCGTAATTATTCTGGCTTACAGATTGACCAATTAAAAAACGTTATTCAAGAAGCTAAGGTTAATCCAGAGTCAAGGAGATTGTATGTTTCAGCTTGGAATCCAGTTGATGCAGATAAAATGGCTTTATTGCCCTGCTTTCACGGTTTTCAATTATTTATTCACAATAATCATTTAAGTTTATTGGTTAACATGCGCTCGTCTGATGTAATGGTGGGACTTCCTTCGGATATATTGTTCCACTCATTATTAATGTTAGTTTTGTCTAATGAATTAGATACAACTCCTCACAAACTAATATTTAATTTAGGCGATGCGCATATTTATAATAATCATATACAATTTGCAAAAACAGCTCATGAATTAGAAATATTTAATCCACCTACCGTAAAATTACATTATGAAGCAGGTATTGACAATTTATACCCGGCTGATTTTATTATTGCAAGTTATAAACATAATGCTGCTAAAAAGCTTGAAGTAAATGTCTAGTTATTCAGACTCCTGGAATTTAAAATATTTAACGCTAGCTAAAAAGTTTGCTAGCTGGTCTAAAGACCCATCTGTTCAGGTTGGAGCCGTAGCTATTGGAAATCGTGGGCAGGTATTATCCCAGGGGTATAATGGTTTTCCTAAAGGTTTTGATGATTCTGAAATAATATATAAAAACTCAAAATTAAAAAAGAATTATATTATTCATGCAGAAATGAATTGTATATATCATGCTACTTTAAATGGCATATCTTTAGAAGGATCAACTTTATTTGTATATGGCTTAGACGTATGTCATGAATGTGCTAAAGGTATTATACAAGTAGGTATAAAAGAAGTTGTTACTTATTCTTCAAATAAGCCAAAAGACAAATGGACTGAAAGTTTTAAAGCATCACAAGAATTATTTGAAAAAAGCAACATAAATTATATTAAAATAGGCTAAAATAAATATTTCATATAATGTAACAAATCATTATAAATACTCGTTATAATCGGGTATAGATATATTTTTAATTTATGGCTAATATTTTCAACAGATCAGACTATCCGTTAAACGAACCGTTTGAGTTGGTTGTAGGCGATACCTGGGCTTGGAAAAAAGATGACTTAGCAATAGATTACCCTATAGGCTCATATTCATTATCTTATGAATTTCATTGTGACTCAGGTGGAGGCGGAAATCATCAATTTACCATAAACGCTATTGAGGCGGATAGTACATATTATATTGAGGTTGAAGCCGGTACAACTGCAACATATAACGCTCATACTTACAAATGGAATGCATATATTACAAGAACAAGTGATAGCGCAAGATCTATAGTTGATAGTGGGATTATATTATTAACTCCAAACTATGCAGATACTAATGCTGATGTACGTTCACATGCAAAAAAAGTATTAGATGCTTTAGAAGCTGTAATTCAAGGAAGAGCATCAATAGATCAGTCTTCAATGTCAATAGCTGGAAGATCATTATCTCGAATGACTATTGATGAAATTATGACATTTAGGGATCGCTATAAGGCTGATTATTTAAAAGAAATTAAAAAAGCACGAATTAAAAATAAAACGGCGTCAGGCAATTTAGTTAAAGCGAGGTTTTAAACATGGCTTGGTATGACAGGTTTACAAATACTAATAAAACAAAAGTAAAAAAAATATCATCAGTTCGTAGATATGCTGGTGCTAATACAGGTAGATTATTTGCAGACTTTCAAGCATCTAATACATCAGCAGATGCTGAAATTAAAGACCAATTAAGAATATTAAGAGATCGAAGCAGAGACTTAGCTCGTAATGATTCATATGTTGCTCGTTACTTAAATCTAATGATAAGCAATATTATTGGAGCTAATGGTATTCGATTAAGTGTTAAAGCAAGAAATCCAAAAGGCGATTTAGATATTTTAGGCAATCAAACAATTGAACAAGAATTTAAAAGATGGTCAAAAATGGGTAACTGTACATTAAACGGCCGCCAATCATTTTTAGATTGTCAAAAATTATTTGTTGAAGCATTAATGAGAGATGGCGAAGTTTTAGTTAGGCATGCCACCCCGACAGACTCAAAGTATAAATATAAAATCCAATTCCTTGAGGCAGATCATTTAGACGAACAAAAAAACGGTATTAATTCAAAAACAAAAAATAGAATTAAAATGGGCGTTGAAGTAGATCGCTTTGATAAACCAGTTGCTTATTATTTATTTAAAAATCATCCATATGATAATACGTACCAGTCACCCAAAGAACACATAAGAGTTCCGGCCGAGGAAATCATACATGCTTACATGCCGACGCGAGCAGAGCAGACCAGAGGAGTTCCTATGACTGCTTCTGCTATGCCTCAAATAAAAATGCTTAATGGCTATATGGAGGCTGAAATTACAGCAGCTCGTGTATCAGCAGCCAAGATGGGATTCTTTACAAGTCCTGATGGAGACGGTTATGTAGGCGAAGATTATGAAGAAAGCTTTACCCCAATTATGGAAGCATCAGCAGGAAGTTTTGAGCAGCTACCAGCCGGAATGGATTTTAAATCATTTGACCCAGATCACCCATCAACAGCATTTGGACCATTTACAACACAGGTTTTACGAGGAATAGCTTCAGGTTTAAATATTTCTTATCATGCTTTAACAAATGATTTAAGCTCTGTTAATTATAGTTCATTAAGAGCAGGAGCTCTTGAAGATAGAGAAATGTATAAGTTATATCAACGTTTTGTAGTTGATCATTTCATGAGACCAGTATTTGAAAAATGGTTAGAAATGGCAATATCAAGCGGAGCTATTGTAATGGGTAGCGAAGCTAATGCCCCCTTACCAATGGGAAAATATGATAAGTTTTCTAATAATGCAATCTTTATAGGAAGATCATTCCAATGGGTAGACCCTCAAAAAGAAATGAATGCTTCAATTAACGGTATGCAAGCTGGTCTTGTTACATATCAAGATGTTCAATCAAATTACGGAAGAGATGTTGAAGAGCTATATGAACAACATGAAAGAGAACAAAAATTAGCAGAACAATATGGAATTAAAACAGCATTCCAGCCATTTGGAATTAAGCTACCAATTGAACCTGATGTTAAAGGAGGCGAAGACAATGGCGATACCGACTAAAGGAATGAAAGAAGATGCTCAAAGAGCATTAGATTGGCGTAAAGAATTCGGTAGAGGCGGAACCAGGGTTGGACTTGCCAGAGCAAACCAAATTGTTAATGGTGATAACTTATCAGATAGTACAATCAAAAGAATGTATAGCTTTTTTAGCAGGCATGAAGTAGATAAAAAAGCACAAGGTTTTCGACCAGGTGAAAAAGGATTTCCAAGTAATGGCCGTATTGCATGGGGTCTTTGGGGCGGAGATGCAGGTTTTAGCTGGTCAAAAAAATTAGTTAATCAAATGAAAAACGAAGAAGAAAGAGCTTTAACAGGTAAGGCTCTTACAATGATTAAAAATAAAGTTAAAGAACACAACGATGAAGTTGGAGACACTAAATCAAAAAGAACAAGTGTAGCAACGTTATCAAAAGTTTATGAAAGAGGGATTGGTGCATATAAAAGCAATCCAGCTTCAGTAAGACCATCGGTGAGTAGTCCTGAACAATGGGCAGCGGCTCGGGTTAACTCTTATTTATTTGTCTTAAGAAATGGCAAATTTAAAGGAGGTAAGCATGATACGGACTTATTACCTAGTGGGCATCCTTTATCAACAAAAAATAAAGAGGAGAAATCTATGAATAAAGAAGATAGACATATCCTTAATGTTACTGAGACTGACAACACTGTAGTTGTTGAATTTCAGAAGCATGAGGATGTTGAACATGAAGATGAATTTGTTGATTCAGAAGAATCTTCACGTCAAAATAATGAAGAACTTGATATTGATATTGCTATAAATTATAGAACTATTGATTTATCAAAGCATTCTTATCTTGACGAAGAAAAAAGATTGGTTCGTATTGGCGTAAGCTCAGAAGAACCGGTTGAACGTTCATTTGGCTTAGAAGTACTAAGTCATGAACAAAAAGATATAGATATGGAATTTATATCTTCAGGTAGAGCTCCATTTTTATTAGACCATGACATGTCTAAACAAATAGGGGTTATCGAAGAATTTAAACTTGATGAGACAGCAAAAAGGACTATTGCTGTTGTTCGATTTGGTAGATCAGCACTAGCTCAAGAAGTTTTTCAGGATATTCAAGACGGTATTCGCATGAATATTAGTGTTGGGTATAGAGTAAATAAATTAGAACGAGATAACGATGGCGAAGAAGATTACTACAGGGCTGCTTGGACTCCAATGGAGGTTTCCAGTGTTTCAGTTCCTGCAGATCAATCACGACTTGTCGGAGTTGGACGTTCTGCTAACTTAAATAAAGGTATTATTATGACAGAAGAAAAAAAACAAGATATTAATCTTGATGAAGTCAGAAGCCAAACTCTTGAAGAAGCTAAAGCTGAATTTAAAAGAAATTCAAAAGAAATCATTGATTTAGCTGTTAAGCATAACAAAAGAGATTTAGCTGACGACGCTATTAGAAACGGAATGTCAGTAGAAGAATTTAGAGGCGAGTTACTTAATGAAATATGTAATGACAAGCCACTAGATACTGCTGAAATTGGCATGAGCAAACAAGAAGTGAGAGAATTCTCATTAGTTAGAGCAATTAATGCATTAGCTAATCCTTCAGACAGAAAAGCTCAAGAAGCTGCTAAATTTGAATTTGAATGTTCAGATGAAGCTGCTAGACAGTATGGTAAAACAGCACAAGGTATTATGCTTCCTGCTGAAGTTCTAGGTAACTGGAGCAAAAGGGACTTAAATACATCTGATGATTCAACTCTTATATCTGAAGATTACAGAGCTGGTGATTTTATAGATGTCTTACGTAACTCATCAAGTGTTATGCAAGCTGGTGCAACTATGCTAAGAGGCTTACAAGGAAATGTTGTAATTCCAAAGAAAACAGGTGCTTCATCTGCTGGTTGGATTGCAACTGAAGGTGCTGCTGCTGCTGAAAGTGAATTTACTACAGGAAGCATTACTATGTCTCCTAAGGTAATTGGAGCGTTTACAGATGCTTCTAGACTTATGCTTCAACAATCATCTTTAGATATTGAGAGCTTAATTAGAAATGACTTAAGCGCTTCTATTGCTACTGCAATTGATTTAGGTGCTTTAGCTGGTTCTGGTTCAAGTGGTCAACCTACAGGTATTGCTAATACTTCAGGTATTAACACAACAACATTTGCTGCTGCTGTTCCAACATTTGGAGAGCTTGTAGCTATGGAATCTGCTGTATCTAATGACAATGCATTAACTGGTTCATTAAGATATATTGCTAGACCTTCAGACTGGGGTAACCTAAAAACTGTAGATAAGGCAAGTGGATTTGGACAAATGATTGTAGGCCCAGATGGAAACATTAATGGCTATGATGTTGTTAGGTCTAATCAGGTTACTGCAGGCGATTACTACTTTGGTAATTTTGCTGACCTATTGATTGGTATGTATGGAGGACTCGATATAACTGTTGATCCTTATGCGTTATCAACTTCAGGCGGAGTAAGAATCGTAGCTTTACAAACTTTAGATGTAGCTGTTCGACATGCTGTATCTTTCTGTAAATCAAGCGACTAATTAACTGATGCTTAAATGGAATAGGGGTGGAAACACCCCTATCTTAAATATGAAAAAATTTTTAATAACAAAAGACACAATAGCAAATGGTAAAAAAGTATTTACCGGTGATGTTGTAGAATTAAACGAACAAACAGGACATGAATTATGCAGCTATAATAAAGCTGAAATTTATGTTGAAAAACCTAAAGCTGAAAAAGAAAATAGAAGTGTAGGTTTAAAAACTTCAAAAGTTAAGGCTCCTAAAACAAGAGCTAAAAAATAAATTATGGCAATAGAATTTGATAGAGATTTTAATGGTTATTTTGACTCTGATTATGGTCATGGTATACAAGTTACTTATACGCCAACCGGAGGCTCCGCCTCATCTATCAATGTTATTTTAGACCAGGAATATGTTGATATAGATACTGCTGGGTTACCGGTCCAAGGATATCAACCAGTAGCTCAAGTTAAAACTACTGATATACCAAATATTGCATTTGGCGACTCTCTTGCTGCTCCCGCTATTACAAATTTAGATGGAACACAAATTAAAGCTGCAACTAATTATAAGGTTGTAAATTTTGAACATGATAATTTAGGCGTAACATCTTTAATACTTGAGGTTCAATAATGGCTAATCATGTTCGACAACAAATCAGAGAGTATCTTGGAACTACATTAACAGGCTTAACAACTACAGGCTCTAATGTGTATGAATCTAGGGTATACACATTGCAAGAGTCAACATTACCTTCTTTAGTAATTTATACAAATTCTGAAACTTCGGAGCCTATTGTAATCGGGACTGATCGAGTTATGAGCAGAGAGCTATCAGTGGTAGTTGAAGGTTATGTTAAAGCAAATAGTAATTTTGATGATACAATTGACACTATAAGTAAAGAAGTTGAAGAAGCAATAGCAGCAGATCGAACATTAAACGGATTAGCTAAAGACTGTTATTTAGAATCAACTGAAATAGAATTTAACGGCGAAGGTGAAAAACCACTAGGATATGTGAGTTTAACCTTTCTAACTAACTATTATGTCAAGGAAACTAACCCTGATATAGCATTATAAAGGAAACAAATTATGAAAATGATTAGTCCAAATGGAAATATTTCTATAGATGCTCACCCTTCTAAGGTAGAGTCATTTTTGAATATGGGTTGGAAAGAAGAAGCAGCCCAAACAATTAAATCTTCTTCAAAAAAAACTAAAAACGAGGTAAAAGAAAATGGCGATTCATAAAGGAAGTGAAGGTACTGTGCACGTTGGTACAGATGCAGTAGCTGAAATTAGATCTTATTCTGTTGAAGAAACTGCTGATACTCTTGAAACTACATCTATGGGCGATTCCGCTAGAACTCATTTAGCATCATTAACAAGCTTCTCAGGAAGTTTAGATGTTTATTGGGATGAAGCAGATACAGCTCAAATAGCTTTAACTGTAGGAACAAGCGTAACATTAAAATTCTATCCAGAAGGCACAGCAAGTTCAGCTAAATATTATTCTGGCACAGCTATTGTTACTGGTGTTTCAAGAACTGCATCATTTGATGGGTTAGTTGAAGCTAGTATTTCTGTTCAAGGAACAGGCGTCTTAGAACTATTAACAGCATAAAACTATGTCAGCAATAGATAACGCAAAAAGGCATTACAACGATATTGAAACTAAGGTTATAGAAGTCCCTGAGTGGGGTAGTGATGAAGCAAATCCTTTAAAAATTTTTTGCAGACCCATTACCCTCTTAGAGATGAAAAAATTTATGGCTTTAGCTAAAGATGATGAAGTTGAAATGCTTGTCTATGTTTTAATATATAAAGCATTAGATGAGGCTGGAGAAAAGATTTACACTATTGAGCATAAACATGATTTATTAAATAATGTTGATAGTGGAGTACTGGTAAGGGTGGCAACTGAAGTTATGGGCAATATTTCACAAGGGCAAGTAGCAAAAAAGTAGCTGAAGATAAGCAGCTATATTCAATGTATGCCTTAGCCGAAAGATTGCATAAAACTGTTGCTGAAATTGAACAAATGACCGTAGAAGAATTTAACGGTTGGATTGCTTATCTAAATATACAACAAAAGGAACTGCAAAAATAAAATGGCTAAATCGGATATAAGACTTCGAATACTCGGTGAAAATAAAACCGGGGCGGCATTCAATAAGTTTAAAAAAGATATTAACTCTACACAAGGGGCTTTAAATAATTTAAGAAATCAAATTATTGCAGCATTCGGGGTTCGAGAATTAGTTAGAGCTGGTGATACTTTTGTAAACCTTCAGAACAGAATGGGAGCTTTGACTGGCACTGCTGAAGGCACAGCTAATGCTATGGCTCACATGAAAAGAATTGCTAATGAGTCAAGATCAGACTTTGATTCTGTTGGTGATTTATTTGCAAAGATTACTTTTGCAACAAAAGAAATGGGTTTATCTCAGCAAGAAGTTGCAGATGCTACTCAAACAGTTGCTAATACCTTTATCATATCAGGTGCTTCTGCTATTGAGGCTTCAAATGCTTCTAGGCAGTTAGCTCAAGGTTTAGCATCAGGAACTCTTAGAGGAGATGAGCTTAACTCTGTTATGGAGCAAAACTCAGCCTTAGCAGAATTATTAGCTCAAGGACTTGGAGTTTCAACAGGCAAGTTAAGAGAGATGGGTGCTGCTGGTAAGATTACAGCAGAAAACATATTACCTACTTTAATAAATGCAACAGCAGATACATCTAAGACTGTTGCAGATATGAACATGACTATTGGGCAGGCAATCAATGCCCTTAAAACACAATTTACAACTTTAGTTGGAGACTTTAATAACTCTACTAATGCTTTTGGTGCTGTTGCAAGTGGTATAAACTTTGTTGCACAAAATATGGAAATATTAATAATTCCAGTTACAGTACTTGCAACAACAGCTATTCCTGCATTAATTACTTCATTAAGAGCGTTAACAGTCACTATGTTAGCCAACCCAGTTGGTTTAATAGCTGCTGGTTTTGCAACCTTAGTTAGTATTATTGCTATTGTTAATAAACAAAGTGGAGATTATGGTGGAACTATAGAAGAATTAAATACTTCTTTAGATGAGCAGAATACTAAGCTTTTGAGACAACAGGAGACAATGAGAACTGGATCCCAACACCATGAGGCTATACAAGCTCAACAAGTCCATATAAACAAAACACAAGAACAAATAAAATTAATTGAAGGTTTAATTGCAGCAAAAGAAAATGAAGCAGCTACAGTCACAAAAGTTAATGAGCTGTTAAATAATTCAGCAACTACAGTTCAAAAAAATATAAAAGAAACTATACAAATAACTAAAGATTTTGCAGATACTGTTGAAGGCCAATTAACAAATGCATTCCAGGGATTTTTTGATATAGCAAGTAAGCAGTTTTTAAATTTTAAAGATTTAGCTACATCAGTAGCTAGAGCAGTTATAAATGAATTAATTAATGTATTTATAGTGCAAAAATTAGTTGGCATGGTTAAAGGTCAAATTAATGATATTGGTGCTATGTTCGAAGGCTCAACAGCAAAAGCCGCTAATTTAAGTCCTGGATATTTTGCTGTAGCTGCTCAGGATTTTGGAAACATGGGTGAAACTACTGTTTTAGGGAAAAAGCCATCAGGAGAAGGTGGTGGTTATACAGGCTTCGGGGCTAGAGCTGGAGGTGTAGATGGTAAAGGAGGATTTGATGCTATATTACACCCTAATGAAACAGTTATAGATCATACTAAAGGTCAAAACATGGGGGCTACAGTGAACTTCAACATATCAACAGTAGATGCTGCTGGTTTTGACCAGTTACTAGCATCAAGAAAAGGATTAATAACATCAATCATAAACAATGCTATGAATAATCAAGGCAAAATGGGAATAGTATAATGTCAGGACAGTTTCCAACAAATCCAAATTTTAGAAGTCTTAATTTTAAAGACAATAGACCAACACTTGTAAATCAAACACTATCAGGTAAAAAACAAGTCAGACAAATAGGTGCTCAGTATTTTTCTTTTACAGTTGCAATGCCACCATTACAGCAAGAAAAAGCTCAGGAAATATTTGCATTTTTACAAAAACAAAAAGGTTCTTCAGGAGACTTCACAATAGTTGCACCATTAGATAACTTAGGTGCAGGCAAGTCAGAAACAGATATACAGGTAGTTGGGGCACATACATCAGGAGATGCTTCTATAGCCTTAGATGGCTTTACAGCTAACCAGGTAGACGCTTTAAAAGCTGGAGACTTAGTTAAGTTTTCAGGTCATAGTAAAGTTTATATGGTGCAAAATAATATTCAAGCAAATTCTAGTGGAGCATTAACATTAATGATATCTCCAAACCTAGTGACTTCTCTAGCAGACAATGAAGCTGTCACTGTAAATAAACCAAGTTTTACCGTATATTTAGAAAACAATGAAATCGTGTATTCAACAGGTGCAAACGGTTTTTACAGTATTTCATTTGATGTTAGAGAGGTTATAATTTAATGCCAAGAAGTTTATCTACTAATCTACAAACTCAAGTATCATCAACATCAATAAGAACAGCTTTTCTAGTTGAACTTAATTTATCATCTACCATTAGATTAACCGATTGGTATTCTAATGTTACCTATGATTCTAATTCTTATGAAGCCGGAGGAGCTTTTTTAACTGTAGATTCAACGACAGAAACAGGACAGCTACAAGTTAACGAAATTAATTTAGGTTTTTCTAATATTACAGACGATGTTAGGTCTTTAGTTCAAGATGGAGAATTTACCGATAAAACAGTGGATATTTATATAGCTTACTTTAATTCAGATGAAACAATTGTTGGAGCTATTAATTATTTTACAGGACAAATAAGAAATGTATCTATACAAGAAGATTTAAACAATTCAATATTAAATATGACAGTAGCATCACATTGGGCTAATTGGAACTTAACTAAAGGCAGGCATTACTCTGACGAATCTCAACAAGGCTTTAGTACGGGAGATAAAGGTTTTGAATTTGCTACACAAGTTAAATCAGATATAAGGTGGGGTAAATAATGAGTTTTTGGACAGCAGTTGCTACTTTTTTTAAAGATGCAAAAATAGCATGGGATGCAGCTAGTACGTTAAAAAAAATAAGCTACGTATTTCAAGCAGTTACGGCAGTAGTTGGCGTTAAAGGCTTTATGCAAGCCAAACAGATGATGGCCAAAGGGCAGGATATTTTAGCTAATAAAACTGCCGCTGGAGGCAAACTACCTGTTATATACGGAACTAGACGTGTTGGAGCTCAAGTTGTTTATATGGATGTTTCTGCTAATGACTCAAGAGATTTATATGTAGTCTATGCCTTATCAGTTGGTGAGTGTGATGAGATCATCGGAAGAACTATTGAGCTTGATGGTAATCCTTTAACTGATTCAGCAAGATTTAGAGATGGTGGATATATTGGTTCAGATAAGATATCTTCAGGCTCAGGCTCATTAAATACAGTTTCACAAAATGGCACTGGTATAGATGCTGGTGCTGGTCAATTTGGTACAAGTCCAACATCAAGATATAGATATGTTATGAATCTACATCATGGAGCTGCAACACAAACAGCAGATCCTATGCTTGTTGCTTCCATGCCTAACTGGACTACAGCACATAAACTAAATGGTGTTACTTATATAGCAGCTCACTATGGTTATGATAAAGAGGGTATATGGTCAGGAGTGCCTCAACTAACAGTTCAAGTTAGAGGTAAAAAAGTATTTGACCCAAGAGACACAAATCAAATATTTGGAGACGTATCTACCTATAAGTATTCAGATAATCCAGCCTTAACCTTTTTAGATTACATAACCAATAATGAGTATGGTAAAGGATTAACACAATCACAAATAAACATGAGCACATTTACTGCTGCTGCTAATGTTTGTGATACAAAGGTTGACCAGCCTTATTTTAATGGCTCAACACAATCTCTTACGTGGTCAGGTAATGTTGGGGATGACTTTATAACCATTGGTGGAACTGACCCTGATAGTGCTTGGTGGCAAAATAAAGTTGGAGAAGTGATAGATATTCGTGATGGAAGCAATACCCTTATTGTAGATGGTAAAGAAATTAAAGATGTTCAAAGAAATGGATTTTACGACCAAAACAACGAATACATTGTATATATTAATGATACGCTAGGTTCTACATACTCATCACAGGCAGGAACATCATTAGTTAAAGTAAAAAGATTTCATTGTAATGGTTATTTAGATAGCAATAAAAATGTCATGGATAATGCAAAAGAACTTCTTGCAAACATGCGAGGTATCTTTCTTTATATAGATGGTAAATATGAGTTATCTATAGAAGATACAGGTTCAGCTACATTTAATATTACTGACGATCATATTATTTCTGATGCTGGTATATCAGTTGATTATGGAGATAAAGACAAAAAAGCAAATAAAGTTATTGTTGAATTTTTTAATGCTAATAAAAAATACGAATTAGATACAGCTACAGTTTTACATGATGCAAGTCCTGAATATTATTCAGATGATGGTGATGAGATATTAGAAATAAAAGCAGAATTTCCTTATGTAACTGACCCATATATAGCCTATAACATGGCTAAAGCAATACTTGTAAGAAGTAGAAAACAAATGACTATACAATTTTTAGGAACTCCTGAGATGTATAAGCTAAATGTTGGTGATATTGTGACGCTAAGCTATGTAGGTACTTTTGATACAGTACAAACCTGTAGAGTAGAAGCGTTAGAATTACAGTCCAATGGTTTGGTTTCTGTTAGCTTAATAGAATACTTTGATGTATATACATGGGAAACTCCACCTGAAGAGCCGTTAGAAGAACTAGCTAACCTACCTTCTGCTTATGCAGTCAAAGCTCCAACAGGATTATCATTTACTGATACTGATTCTAGTTCAACAGGTAGACCATTCTTATCTTGGAATGAACCAACAGACTTTCCTGATTATCAATACAGAGTTAATGTTGTGGATAGTTCAGGCAATCAAGTAATAAATAGAATAGTAGATGTAGAGAATTGTGATTTAAACTTTGTGCCGACAGGCTCTTATGTTGCTAGTGTTACTTCTTTAAATACTTTAGGCACAGAATCAAACCCAGCTAGATTTCCAACAACAGGAACTTTTACTATAGGTGATGCTCCAGCAGGAACTCCTGATATTAAGGATGATGCTATTACTACTCCTAAAATATTAAATAATAATGTTACTGATGCAAAAATAAATTCCTTAACAGCAAACAAACTTACAGCAGGAACTATAGATGCTTCAGTTATTACAGTTACTAATTTAGATGCAGATAATATAACTTCAGGAACTATTGGTGCAGACAAAATTGTTGTTGATGACTTGTCAGCAATAAATAGTGATTTGGGGGATATAGATGCAGGTAGTCTCAACATAGGATCAGGTGCTTTTACTGTATCTACAGCAGGTGTTATATCAGCTACATCAGGTGAAGTTGGTGGATTTACTTTAGGTTCAACATCCCTTACCAATACAGCAGCCGATTCTAAAATACAAATAGGTTCAGGTAGTGATGTATTTACTGTTGATGGGGATGGTATTTATTTAGGTAACACATCTTTTGCATCAGCACCTTTTAAAGCACTTAATACTGGTGAAGTACAAACAACAAAAAGTTTTACAGCAGGTGTTGCAGGTTCAGGTGAGATTGCAAAAATGGCTGGAACTGGTGACTATAGATTTTGGTCAGGTAATGAAGCACCAGCAAATGCAAGTTTCTCTGTAGATAAAGCAGGTAAGGTTATTGCTAAAAACTTAGTCTTAAAATTAACAGATGGAACAGTATATTTTGATTCACAAACTGGTTTTAGTGATTCAGCTTTATCTCAGATATCTTTAACAACAGGAACAAAGGTTTCTACAGTATCAAACACATTTGATGCAGATACAGAATACGAAGAAATTACAGTAACAGAAAATACGGATGTAAATGTTTCAGTAAGTATTGATGCAAACTTTGGCGGTAATAGTGATGATAGTTCTACTAATACAGCTATAGATGAATCAGAGGCGGAAGTGCCTGAAAACTTTACTTTAACAATACAACATTCAAGTGATGGCGGTGCAAATTACAGCACTGTTGTTACAGACACCTTTACAAGAGTTAATGATAGAGTAAATCCAAAAACAACTCCTGCTTCTGATGAATATAAAATAAATACTGAAACTGAACAATTGTTTATCGGTGGTCAGGGTGGTGTCATAATTATTGCCACAACAACCACATCTTTAAATCTTGGCTGCGTAGATTCGGATGGTAGAACCATTTTAGCATTTACAGGATTAACATTAACTGGAATTAGTACAGGCACAACTCATAGAATTAAAGCAACAGTATCAACAACAGATACAAGTTATGACACAACAAATAATAATGTTAGCTCTACAGCACCAAGAGTTGTTTCTATAACAGACCCTAGTGGTGATGGTTTTTATGTTGGAGATGGTAGTGGGTCAACAGTAGCACCAGCAGGTGATATCACTAGAGTTCAAATAACAACTGCATCAAACAGTGGCTTAACAGGAGGGGCAAATTTTGCTTCAGGTGATGCTTTATTTACTCTTGCATTAGGTTCTACTTTTGCTGGTAATAAAACATTCTCTAACAATGTAGTTATTCAAGGAAATTTAGACGTACAAGGAACTACAACAACAATTGATACTACAAATCTTGATGTCAAAGATAAGAACATAACCCTTAACTATGGAACTGGTGATACTTCTGCTAATGCAAATGGAGCAGGATTTACAATACAAGATGCTGTAAGTGCAGGTAATGATGCTTCTTTGACTTGGACTACAGCTAACAATACTTTTAACCTATCACATCCACTTAGCATAACAGGTGCTTTAACTCTAAATAATACTGCGATATCAGGTGTAAACCAATTGGCCTTTAATGACCCAGGAGTTAATGAGGGTATAGAGTGGACTGGTGGAAATATTAAGATCTTTGAATCTCCTGATAACTTAACAAATGCCGCTGGTAACTTGCAGGTTGTATGGAGTGGCACTAGAAGACTTACTGTTAATAATAGCGGTATAGATGTTAATGGAACTATTAACTCAGGGTCTATTACTAGCAGTGGCAATCTTCATGCAGGAGATGGCACAAACATTAGTATGGATTCTTCTGCTAATGGACAGCTAGAGGTTGATGGAAATGGTTATCAGGGTGCTATTGCTTTAGATGGAAATGCAATGCACTTGTATCATAATTCATCTGCCAGGAGTTTGGTTTTAGGAACAAATGAAACTGCAAGACTTACGATTGGCGGTTCAGGTGGTGCTACTTTAGAGAGTGGTGTTTTTGTAATAAAAAATGCAGCAACGGATTCAAGTGGTCTTAGGATATTTCAAGATACCTCTGATGCTGCAAAAATCTATAATAATTATAATGGCACATTACAGTTAGGAGTTGGTAATACAACCGCTCTTACTATTGATAGTTCAGAAAACGCCACCTTTGCAGGAACTATCTCTTCAGGTGCTATTACAGCACCATCAATAAGCAACTCAGGTACAGTAACAGTTAATAATACAGGCACAGGTGTAACACTTACTGTAAATAGAGTATCAGGAAACCCTAATATCAAAGCAGGTACAGATGATTCAGGTTATCTAATTATGGATTCAAGCGGTGCAAGTGCTGCTTTAAACTGGTATACATCAAATAATGTTATTCTAGCTTTTGGTGGTGGAAAGGTAGGGGTGGGAGATAATACGCCAACACAAAAATTAGATGTAAATGGAAATATTGGTATAGGTGGTACTGAAATTATTACAAGTGGAAGAAACCTAACCAATATAGGAACTATCTCTGCAACTGGAATATCTACAGGAGCAAATTTAATTGATTTATTTAGCAATCAAAATGGTGTAAATGATTTAAGGTTAGATAACAATCGTCAAGACTTATCTAATGTAGCAGTATCTAAGGTATCAGGACGAAATGGTGTAGAAGTTGCAAATATGACATTCTATCGCGGTGGCGGTGGTGCGTCTGGATTTATTAGATTTCAAAACAAGCCTACAAATGCATCTTCTTTAACAGATGTATTTCAGGTAGGAGATGGTGGAACAGTTGGTTATGGTGTAAACATTATGAATGGAGGTCTTAGAATTGCAAACACAACAGCAATAGACTCCTCAAGAAACCTAACCAATATAGGAACTATTTCTTCAGGGGGAATATCTTCAACAGGCTTTATTACTGGAACACGATTAAGAGTAGGTGATGGTAATGATGGCTATTTCTATAGCGATACAAATGGTAGAACAGCCTTCTCTAGTGGAGAATTTTACATTCAAACAAGTGTTCCTAATTTTTATAATTATGCTACTAATCAATATTATGGTGGTGCTTCAGGTGACACAATTCACTTTAGAGGTAATGTAATAACAGCAGATAACTGGGGTATACCTTCTTCAGGAACTATAACTAGTACAGGAATAAGAACAAGCACAAACCAAGCAAGAGTTAAGTTGGGCGTTTGGTCAGATAATACTTATGGAATAGGTATGCAGACTGGTTATACATTTGGTGGTCTAAACAACGACTACGCCATGACGTTCCAAATGAACAACGACAATGACCGTGGTTTTTGGTGGGGAGATTCCACTCACACAAATGCTCAAGGAGCAATGGCACTTACCACTAATGGTTTATTAACAGTAGCTAGTGGAATAAGAGTTGGCTACGGCGAAACTGATACAACTATTCCAAGTGCAGGATTAGACGTTAATGGAACTATATCTTCAGGTGCTATTACAGCATCTTCTAGTATTAATTTAACAGCAGGTAAATATAAACTAAGAAATACTGTTGCTTTAGACCATGATGGAAACTCTTTGTATATAAAAGCACCAATTCTTGTATATTTTGAAATTGGAACTACAAATGTCGGAAACCTTAATGGAGCAGGAAGGCTTAATTTAAAATCTTATCAAGTAAATGGAACTACAGTGATAGATACCTCTCGCAACCTAACCAACATAGGAACTATTTCTTCAGGAACTATAGATTTACTAAGTACAGGGCCTACGGCAGATAAAAGAATACATATACCTAGATCAGGTGGAATAACTTTTTATGGAGATACAAGTACTAACCATAGTATTTTTGCAAGAGATAGAAACTTTACTGCTGCTGATGATTTAAGAATTAACTCTTATGGTGCTTTATATATAAACCTAGATTCTAACTCTAACAACTCTTCAGGTGCAGACTTAGTTGTAGGCAGACATGGTGGCAGTTCTGCTATGGCAACCTCTCAAGATTTACTTGTAGTAAATGGTGAAAATGGGAATGTTAATATTGCTTATGACAATGCATGTTTAACTTTTGGAATACCATCAAACGGAGCAAATGCTCAAAGCTGTTGGGCTTCTATGGAAGGAAATACAGATACAAGCGGTGAGGGTTCAGGTAGGCTTTTCTTTAGAGAGCATAATTCTTCAGTAGCAGCAGGTGATAATTTCGGAATGTCTTTAGGGTATAGGGGAGGTGCAACTAGTGTTACTACTGCTTTAGGTAATCAATGGACAGGCTTATCACAAATAGGCAATGGGCAGTGGGGTATGTGGGGACATAATGGTGATGCAACAGGTGCATTAGTTATGTCAGGAGATAGAGCTGCAACCTTTATTGATTTCCATCTAAATAACTTAAATAATATACTTGGTGTGACATCTCATTCATTTTATGGAAATTCTAATTCAGCACGTTTATCAGCAAACACTGTTACTAGCTACGCTACTTGGAAAACAAGTGGTTCTAAGGGTGGGTATGATGGAATAATGTTTGATGACGGTGGCAACATGGCCTGTATGTGGGATAGTGCTGGTAATGGTGGATTCTATCAACAAGGTGGGGCTGGTTGGACTCAATACTTTAATACAAGTAACTCTTGTACTGCATTTGGCGCATCTACTACCTCTGCTAGTTATGAGATTTATGTCCATGGTGCAATTTACGCAACAGGTAACATTACTGCATATTCTGATAGAAGAATAAAAGAAAACATAAGCACTATTGATAAACCTTTAACAAAAGTAGAAGCCTTAAGAGGTGTTTACTATAACAAGATTGATGATACTGATAAAACAAAACAAATCGGTTTTATAGCACAAGAAGTAGATGAGGTAGTTCCTGAACTAGTTACTTATGCTGAGGATGTTGACCAATATGGTGTTAATTATGGAAATGCTACAGCTTTATTAGTAGAAGCTGTTAAAGAACTTTCACAACAAGTTAAAGACCAACAAAAGCAAATAGATGAATTAAAGCAGAGGTTAGACAATGACTCTTGCAACTAGTGGAGCTATGTCTATTGGTGGTACTACTTATGGGAGATCAATTAACTTAGAACTTAAAAGAAGTGCTACAGCCACATCTAATATGAATGAAACTAGTCTTAGGGATTTAGCAGATGTATCTTCAGGTGCAATATCTATGTCTAACTTTTATGGTAAGTCTATTTATAAATGGCAAAACACAATAACGATAGGGCAAATTACAAAATTTGGACAAACTTTTACAGGATATTCTCCGAATATTGCTGGAACTGCTCTTGGCTCAACAACTGATACAACTTGCGATTTATATAGTACAGCTCCAACTTGGGGTCTATATCATACAAATAATAATACTGATATTTTTCAGGTATATGACACAGCAGGTACACCAACAGGTAATGCAGGCTGGTCACAAGTTCATGTCTATGTAGGTAGGCAAGATACAAATAGTGCCACTTTCTATCCTATAAATAGAAGTGGTGCAAGTTACTATACAGCAACAGGATTAAGGCAATGGGAATTAACACTTTCAGGCTTTCCATTATTTTCTATAACTGATGTTTGGGTAACAGTAGCTTTTAAAGAATAATGAATTTTGAAATAATACAAAGAGAAGAAGATAATTTTACAAAGTTTTATGTAGGACAAAAAGAAGATGGAGCTGTATATGCAGTTGCATGTGTCCTAGATGATAGTGGTGACGTTAATATAACAGCAACACAAAAAAAAATGGATGCTCATATTGAGTATACTGATGAATTAATAACTTATATAGGAGAATAGAATGGCAATAACATTAACAAGAACAGTACAAAGAATAGAAACATATCCAGCAATGGAAGCCCCTGAAGGCGAGGCAACTTACCCGACACTTATGGTTGTTTACAATGATTCTTTTGATGACCCTGATGATGAACAATTACCAGTAACAGCAACTAAAGTTTTACACTTTAACAAAGGTGATGATGTGTCAGGCGAAGATCAGCTAGTACAAACAATAGCTACTGCTATTTGGGCAGAATAGTATTTATGAATATAATTTCTTAGTATATAATTTAATTTTAATAAACTTATAGGAGAGACTAATGAGTAATGAAGAAAATAACATAGAAAACCAAGACCCCGTAATAATTACATTTAATGATGTTGAATATAGACAGGCAGATTTAAACGAAGAGCAAATGACTCTTGCTGCTAAATTAAATGTTGCTGGTAAAAAATTAGCTAGACTACAAGAGGATTATGATGATTATGTCATAACGAATGAATACAAGAATATTTGTATTGAATCGTTTGATAGAGCTATCAACCCTAAAGATGTAGAAGAAGCTGAGGTTGTAGAGGAAGAATAATGCCTGCTCGTAAGACTGCTAATGACGTACACTCAGACCTAAGAGTTCATGAGAAAATGTGCGAAGAACGCTGGAAAACTATTTATAGAAAAACTGACGATTTACAAGCATCGGTTAATAGTATGAAAGGGTGGTTGTTAGCAGGTCTTACAACAATACTAATTAGTATGTTTACTTTAGTCTTCAGGGGTTTAATTTAATTTTAATTAATATATGATAGACAAACTTATTGAACCAGTCAGTAACATACTTGATAAATTTGTTGCTGATAAAGATTTAAAAACAAAACTATCTCATGAACTTGAGAAAGAAATAATTTCGCTTAACAGAGCACAATTGGAAGTAAACAAAGTTGAAGCAGCACATAATAATGTATTTGTCGCAGGGTGGAGGCCTTTTATTGGCTGGGCATGTGGTTTATCACTCACTTATCATTTTATCTTAGAACCAATCATTCAATATATTCTTATTGTAAATGGTATTCAATTTGATACGCCTGAGTTTGACTTTAGTCAACTATCTACAATCGTTATGGCGATGCTTGGGATGAGCACACTTAGAACATACGAAAAAACTAAAAAGTAATATGCGGGATCTTGTAAAAGAACGTTTGATACAATGGGAAGCAATGGTTTTAAAACCATATGAATGTTCCCAGGGTTACACAACAATCGGCGTTGGAAGAAATCTTGAAACAAACGGTATATCAAAAGATGAAGCTATGTATCTTTTAGATAATGATATAGATAGTGTAACAAAAAAATTAGATAAGCACTGGCCAGTGTGGGCTACATTTCCAGAAGAAGCTAAGGCTATTATTATGGACCTGGTATTTAACATGGGAATAAATACATGGCTTTCATTTCGAAAAACTAGAGCTTATATGGAGTTAGGAGAATGGGAAAAAGCGGGTAAGGAATTATTAAATTCTAAATATGCACAACAAGTTGGGAGACGTGCAATATTTAATTCAGAAGAGTTAAAAAAATGCCAACCAAAAGTTCAGACGAACACCAAAACAATTCTCGAATAGGCGCATTTGCCGAATCATTAGTACAGACATTTTTGCTGGAGTATTGCGACTTCTGTTTTCCATGTCAAGATAAACATCCAGCTGACTTAGTATGCGAATTAGGTCCAGCTATGTATACTGTACAAGTCAAAGCACGAACAAAAACTCCAGAAGGTAAATATGTTTTTGTATCTGATAATTCCAGGAACCAAAGTCAAATATATAAAAACTATCATTGTGATATTCTTGCATTTGTGTTTATGCCTGAAAAACGTATTTTATTCAAATCAAATTGCAGCTCGCAAACCTACTTTACGTTCGATAAAAAAATTATTACTGATACTTTAGAAATAGATACGTTTCGTGAAACATTAGACAACTTATCATCTGTTCCTGTCGTTCGACCGATCATAAGTGAGGCTGATTAAAAATACGGAGATATTGAGTAAGGAGTATTAATATTTTATTATCAGCCTCTTATTAATATTACTTTATAAGCCTTGAATATAATATAAATAATTACATATAAAAAGGTATACAATTATATATAACTTGGTATAATTTGTTTATGTTAAATAAAATTAAGGAGTTAAATAACATGACAAAGAAAAAAGTAACACAAAAAATGATTAATGATGCACATAGAGCATGGTCAATACTCAGTCAGTTAGGATATGAGTGTGATTTAAGAGGTGTAAAGTTAAGAAGCACCGCATTATATAATTTTGTTAATAGTGATATATCAAGAATAATTTTTGATTTAGAAGAGCAATCTAATGACTAGATATACACTACAAGTTCAATTACCTAGCATCGGCTGGGTAACAGCTTTGAAAACAAATGAAATGGTTTTAATGGTTATGAAAAAAGTTAATTTACAAAATGCAGGTCATAAAGTTAAAGTAATTAAGGAGGGCCGGTAATGTTAGGAGTAGGCAAAAGAGGTAGAGGAAATCAAACAACAAAAGCTGACTATGTAAAAAGATTAGCTAAAGTTGTAAATCAAGATCCTAGATTGCATGACGCCCTAATAAAAAAAGAAGGTGAGTATTATGAGTTATTGAAATCAACATTTTACACACAATGGTCTCCTAAGTTTTTTAACAGAATAGTAGACACTTATTTAAAGGAGGGTAAATAATGAGGCATAGGATAATGATGCGCTTAGCAATCTTAGGAATGGTTACTTGCATATGGTTACTATATTTATTACAAACAGGAGGAGTACAATGAACATACATCTAAATGAAGTTGGCAAAACAAAACCTTTAATAATACCCAAGCGAGCTGTACGAGGTTATTACAAAGATTTTTTAACAGGTGAAAATAAAGTTCAAGTAGGATCACAAGAATATATAGTGCGTGATTCTTTAACTGAAATCGCTTATTTAATGGGAGCAAAAACATGAATTTAAACTTAAGCCAACGTAAACTAAATAAAGATGAAGTAGCTTTTTTAATTTGGTTTTTAAATGTTGTTGAAGACAATCCTATTGAGAATCCTGTTGAAACAACAGTCTTTCATTATGATGATGCAGAGTACACACAAAAAGATTTTATTAATCTTTATAAAAAACTAAAAGCAATATACAAGTCTTATAAAGCATGATTCCAGTAGAAGACATAGCAACAATAGTTAAGTGGTCACAAAACATTAAGCTCATTGAAGTAAATAACTGGGGCAATCATAAATATACAAAAATTATATTTAATGACGGAACTATAAAAATAACTGATCGGCCTAGAAATAAGCCAGAAGAAACGCATGTTTATCCTTCTGATTTATCTTTAAATCAAATAGCTGATTTATATTACGGGAGTAAAAATGGTAGGTAAAAAAACAAGATATGATCAAGCTAGCTGCTCAACATTACCTTATATAAAAGGAATTAGTCAATATCAATCAAGAAACGAATGGCTTGATACAGCTATCAAAGCAAGTGAAGGCGAAATGCCAGAACAAACACCTCAGCTCATGCTACAACGTATGGGCGATATATTAGAACCAGTTTTATGTGAAGAGGCTAAAAATATACTAGGCCTTGAAAGCGTAAAAGTAGACTACGAAGAACCTGTATTACATCCAACACTCCCCCTTGCAGGTTCTTTGGACGCTACTGGTATAGCACATGAATTAACATTTAAAAACGGTGATCTTGATTATGTAATTATTCCTGAGCAAGAAACAATTGTATTAGATGGACCTGGTGTTATTGAATGTAAGGCTACTCGTAATGCACCTACAAATGATTTAGAAGAATGGCGAGGCGTATTGCAAGCTAAAGGTTTAATGGAATGTACTGGCTATAGCTGGGCGGCCGTTATTGTATTATGGCAATCAACTGATTTTAGAATATACTTATACTCAAGGAAACCCGAGTTTCAACAAGAGTTACAATCACTTGTATTAGACTTTGATCATAGAGTAAAACACAAAGAGTATTATCCGCCTTCTTCAAGTGCTGACGCAAACATAGTATACAAAAATGTTAATAAAGATATAATAACTTTAGAGCGTCAAGCTGATTTAATTTGTGAAGATATATTAAATAAAAAAGAACACATTAAATTACTTAATGAGGACATAGATAAATCTGAGGTTATGTTAAAGAATATTATAAAAGATGCTGACGGAGGCCAAACAGATGAGCATACAATTATGTGGCCAATGATTAATTATAAAGCCCAGCCTGAAAAGGTAACTCCTGCTAAAGAAGCAAGACAAGTAAGGGCAAAAACTTTAAGGATTAAAAAATATGGATAGTCAAATGAAAGCTGTTTGGGTTAAACCTGAAACGCATAAGTTATTAAAAGAATACTGTGATAAGCATGGTAAAAAAATGATATTTGTTGTTGAACAATTATTACGTAAAGAATTAAAAGATAATGTCTAAATGGCATGGCGGTAAAGG